ACTAGACCATTAATAATAACTGTTAAAGCATGACCAGAAGGATTGCTCCCAAAAAATTGTATTAGATCACCATTAAAATCAGTCATAGCATAAGCTGTATCAATAGCTATTCCATCTATAACTTTAAGATCTTTATCTGTATAATTGCAAGACGTCTCACAAACATGTTTTAAAATTTCAAAGGCTTTTAGTATGAATTTTGCAGGCATAGTTTTATCAAATTTGCGGTAATCTCCTGCTATAATACGATCTGTACCAAATCTAGTAACATAATCATATAATAATTTCCATTCATGTGATTGTGCAACCATTCCAGGTGCACTTTCAAAAATACTCTTATTATTTTGAATATATCTCACCAGACCTACAGTATACATTCTTGTAACTAGAGTTTGATCCATAGGAGAACTAGAAAAAACCCTTGTCTTTTTTGCTCTCATCTTAGCAAATGATACTGCTTCATCTTTAAGATGTGCAGTATAAATACAATTAGAACGTTTATTATTATGGTAATTTTCAATTATATTAGCACATCGCATTTTGATATTATCATCAATATCAACAGGATCTTGTAAACCATGTTGAGAAGGTATATCAAACATAAAATTCTTTTTTGCGCGTTTCCACGGTGCACCAGCACTAGTATTACGATTAATTTTATCAATATAAGAAACCCCTTCTGCACCATTAATAGCTGTGAATAAATCAACAACACAAACTTCACTTAATTGATCAACATTAGCCCGTAAATCAATATCATCCATAAAAGATTGACCTATGATATTTAACACATCACTGTCAAAATTCTGTAATGGATTAGTAAGATCTTGCAATGCTAAATTCCATGGTTCCCAAGATGTCATTTCCGGTTTACCATACTTAATTTTATATCCATGTGGGGATAAGTGATTAGCCAAAGGTGATATATCAACTGTAGACCGAGGAGCCGATCTAAAATCATTAAATGATCCATATATATCAGCACTACCACTTTCTAAAAAACGAATATTTGCTTTGCGATGTAATTCACCAAGATCTCTTATAAAACCTGGTGCTGATATCTTTGGATCATCTGATTGCATACTACACATACTATTAACTTTAAGAATATCTTCAAAATCTTCTCTAAAGATAGCATGTGAAACTACATTCATAGAACCTTCTTTACCCAAAACATGTATTCCTCCTACAAATTTGCCCATAGGTGTATTAACAATCATAGGACTTCCACATTCACCATCAATAGTTGACATTGGACACGTAGCCGTCCAAACGTTAGAAATAGTATTTACAATATTATCAACATCAATATACTTATATTCTTTCCGTAACTGAATTTTATGTAAATCTTTGTATGTTATACAACCATTTTCTTCACGTATGATATATGTACCATTACATATGGTATTAACACGTTTTTTAGGTAATAACTCAAATATGCCTTTTTTGGGACATATGCATGTCAATGTGACAATACATAAATCTCGATCAGGAATACGAATTACATCACTTTCGGATAATTTAGCAGTAACATTATTAGTTACACCATTTGTTACAACAGATTGTGTAATGGTAATATAAGAAAATTGATCCAATGGAGGTATATTATGATCATTTGTAATATACATATTACCCCGTAAACATACAGCACGGGCTTTTCTTAAGCCTTTATTTCCAGGTAATGATGTTTTGATGAAAATGCAGTTGCGAGCAACACGTTCATTAAATACTTCTAAATTATCAGATTTATTAGAAGTAATTTGTGGTGTTAATTCAAATTTACTAAGATGAATATCTTCTTTAATCCAAGGATTATGTCTTTCATCATCTCGAGGTTTAGGTTTAATACCAATAGCATCCAATTCAACATTCGTCATTTGCTGATAATGTTGTTTTTTCTTACTAAATTTGTTGTATAGAGATATAATAACACCAACACTTGATATAGCTGTAATTATAGATATGAGTTTAATATGTGTGCTCAAACCAACTAATCGTCGTTGTTGATTTAAACCCAAATTAACCCAATACTCACGAGTTGTTGGATGAAAACCAAACAAATATGTTTTACATTCTCCAATAAATTTAAAGAATAAAGTTGGATAATACATTGTTCGACGAAGTGTATCAACATCTCGTCGTACATTACCTAATTTAAACATGATCATATTGTAACATATAAAAGTAAAC